GAAACGCCTTGAGAAATGGTATAAGTAACGCCATTTCTCACATAAGTCATTCTTCCATTGAATGCAAAGTTGTCAACTCCGTTTGATGACCCACCACTAGTGGTCAAATAGTTGATTTCTACCTGATTTCCTTCACTTAATGCTTTTCCAAAGATTCCATCACCAAAAATCAGTTCATATCGCTCATCTTCGACTTCCTGTAAGAAGAAAACTCTTGAATCTCCATCAATATCAAATAAATTGTCCTGTATTGTGTAAGTTTGCTTAGCAGTAAAGCTATTTGTACCTACTCTTACACGAATTGTGTTGGAATCTGCTCCAACATTGTTAAGTAAGAACCTTTGATTGGGATTTCTTGAAGAATATGTGTAAGTTTCAGTTAAATATGCTCCTTCATAGATGGTCAGAAGGTCAAATGATGCAATTCCATTGACAACTGGGACTGTTACATCATCAAGTAATGAGAAAATATACGATTCTCCACCAAAAGTACCGTTTGAAGTCGCAACTGGACCTCTATTCAGCGTAATTGATGTTGGTGCAGGTGTAATTCCGTCAGTATCAACGAAAAAACTAACTACTGCTGCAGAAGCTGTTCTTGATCTAGGGGTATATCCAATATTTCTTGCAAGTGCTACTACATTTTCCCTCAATGTAGCACTATCAATGAAGCATTCGTTTGATGCCATGTTGGCATTGTACGATGCAATGTAAGTATTATATGCTAGAACGTCCAGAATCGTTGACAGATTAGATCCCTCAAAGTCATAATCCGTAAAATTGGAATTATTTCTAAGATATTCTCTAAGAGTGGATTTTATCTGGTTGAAATCCAGATTTGCGAAATTTACTAGTGCCATTTATCGAGTTGACTGTAATACAAACTCTAATTCTTGTGTAGGAACATCAATTCCTACGATTCTATAGATAACTGTTGCATCATATGAGTTGTTGTCAAAGTCTGGCTTGACCAGAACGTTCTCTAATACGACTCTTGGTTCATAATTACGAATAGAATTTTCAATTTCATCCTTAATTGCAACTGCAGTTATAATATCAAGGTTCTCAAAAAGAAGTCTAGAGATATTAGAACCAAAAGTGGGGTTAAAAAACTTTTCTCCAGGGGCAGTCATGACAATATTACGAATAGATCTTGCGATTGCAGATGCATTCTTAAGACCAATCATATCATTTGTCAAAGGGTGACTCTGAAATGATGCACTTATATCCTTAAAGCCTTGACTGACCCTTTCTAAAGGCATTATCTATGTTTGTATAGTATGTTCTTTCTTATTTATAGGGGTATCACTCACTAATGATACCTCTTTCCCATACTCCTGGTGAAGCATCAATTCGCTCCCAGAGTTCCTGTTCGTCCTTTTTATCCTTCTTTTTGGGTGTCAGATCGTCTTCTGCAATCTCACGAAGCATCTTTTGATGCTGATCGTTTGCCAAATTGTCTAGAAAATCATTCATTGTTCTCTCCTTGTTGACGTTCCCACTCTTTTTTTCTCCGTTCTTCTTCTTGAAGATATCTTTTTTTAAATTCTTCATTCATTTGTTCCTTGGTCCTCTTCATTTTCCTCCTCTAAGTTACGTTCTTTAGCAGTTTTCCAAAAATATTCGTCCTCACGACCCATACCAAGACGTTCAAAACCATTCTCAACACTGTAATATTGAGTTGATACCTTGAAATCAGGCATCTTTGGATTCTCTGGAGTCAAACTATTGTCAAAGATACGCATTCTATTGTTTGGATAGAGTGCATATTGTCCATTCTCAAGTTCAATCAGGTTATGTGACTTATGTTCAGCAGGATTTTCACTGGTTGCATAGTCAATTGTATCAGGATCCTGGTGATAATTATCAATGGTACAGATGTAAGTACCTTTTTGAATCCCATGGTCCCTAGTATATAACTCATAATCCATTGAACCAATGAATTGTTTAGTTACAGAGACCACACCATAGTCCATACAATTCCAGAATTGTAGGTTAGGTAAGTTCATATCAGGTGAAGGCGTCTCAGGTTCGCTTACAAAGGCACTGATAGGCAGTTTATCATACATTGCAGCATACTCTGGTAAGTATGTCTCAAAATAAAAAGCACGTCCAGGTATCGACTTACACGACACCCAAACGCCCTTTACAAATTCACCATGACCAGATTGATGGTCGGTGAGATATTCTTTTCTTACCCATACTTCAACAGAGGGTAAGTTACAAATTAATGCAGCCATGAAGTAACATAATCGTTACATCTATTTACCTTGTCCGCGATAGACTTTCTTTTTACCATTACGTGATGATGCAGCATACTTGGTGTGCTTACCTTGACCCTGACGAGTCTTTTTTGGTGTGGCTTCAATCATCTTGTCGCCAGTCAAACCAACTTTAGCGCGTGCCATAATTAATTGTTCTCCCTAAGTTCAATTTTATTTGGATTAATAGTACCTTCACCCGAAAAGTATTCTTCGGAGAAGTCTTGTAGGACCTCTGTTGCATCTTCAAACGAGAGGTCGCTACGAATCAATTTGTTGTCATAATATAAGTTGAAACGAGTCACGTTTAGATTACGCGAGTTTTTTCGTGCCCAACGCGGATCCGGGGATCACACCAAATATCATAACCAGCTTCAATAGCATCAAGACAGAATGAGACATCCTCACCACACATGTCCTGAACGCTTCCAGATTCAAAGACTTGCATCTTAGGAGCAAACCAAGGATACTTCATCTTCTCATCTTCAAACACACCATTCTTAATCATCACCCATCCGAAACCAGTGTAATCAACAGTAAAAGGCTTCTTACGCTTCTGGATGGATTCGACTGTTTCGTGATTCATGACTCCACCATTCTTACGGAAATCATCCTCTTCTAACCAGTGTGCGACAGAAGTTGTGTGTCCATCTTCAGTGGCATACCAACCA